CCGATTAAGGCGGGCGCCAGCATCTCCCACGCCGGGTCCTTAGAGGGGACCAAGCTAAGTACCAGCTACGCAATTTCGTGCTCAAAAGCGTAGTATCGTTCATCTGAGAAGACCGAAGGCACGTCTTCAAGGATGAGCCTGTCGCAGAGATAGTCCATATCGTAGAGGCCGATATCGTATTTGGCCATGACGACTTCCAGAAATTCATCATCGGAAAGTACTAAAGAGTCATTAAGTGCAGCTTGCAAAACGTCCTGAGAACCGGAAACGTCCTGGCGCGCGAACCAAGTTAAGTCGAGCAACTTAACGACATCAATAGACACCCCCGTGGATCGGAAACGTTTCAAAAAGTAGTCACGCAGATAGCCGACGTGTCTGAACTCGTATGCATAGGAAAGAGATTTTCCAGCCATTTACTCAGCATCACTGACATCTTGATTGCGGTTAGCACGTGCATTGAACCTGCACAATGCTTTGCCAATGAGCGGTACCATGACATTCTGGTCTCCTTTAGGAACAAAAAACCTAGAGAGGAATGTAAGGTCACAATACAGACGCCGCTCGCGAGCCTTAAGCTTCATCCCAGCAGCGTGGCAATGCTCGACCCATTGCTTTACAGCAATTCCCTTCTCTCCTGTACGAGCTGCAATATCATCGCCGAGCACAGCTATCCGAGTACCAAGTACTTTCTGTTCGACGCAAAAACTATACCAAAGACACATGTTCCAGACTGTGTTGCGTCCAGTGGTGTCAGTCCCACCTGTGGCCAATTGATAAAATAAAGTGGCTGACAATCCGTACTCAAAGGACACAACATCATATGATTTGGATAGCTTGCGGTAAAGCTTGGTATACCACCGAGGCGCTCCACTAACTTTCAACCAGTAGGCAAAAATTTCATGCACAGCACGGAGTTGGCTCCTGTCGTTTGCCGAAAAATCGCCTTCATAGAATTTACCAGGACCTGCCATGAAGTCAGCTATGACAGTATCTTTCTTTGAATAAGCGAAACAAACGCCATCAACCTCCGGGCACGAAAACTCGTCTAACGCGCAATTCATACGTTTATTAAACTCATCTTGAAGAGGTCCCGTAACGACGTTGTACTCGTCGGAACCTACGTAGATAATGCGCGGAGCCCAAGCAGGA